TCCAGCACAGTCTTGATCTTGTACCGTGGGGACAGAACCCCCACCACATCACGGAACTCCTCCGGGCTAATCTTCTTATCGCCCAGAGACTTCAAGTAACCCTCAATGCCAAGAGACCGCATCTCGGTGCCCGCGCGAGGCTGACCACGCAACTTCTCCAGCAACTTCGCCGCCGTAATTCCGCCCTTCGGAATCTCAATGTTCTCCAGCGCAGCACGAAGCGGCGAATACACACCCGACTCACTAAAGGCCGATGTGCCCGTGTCTGTCCTGTCCTTTACCGTCGGAACAACCGCCTCGTTGTCCGGACTGACAAACATGTCCTCTTTCTCAGACTGAACCTTCCGTGGACCGCCCGTCCCAGAACCTTCACCCGCAGCACGACTCTCAACAACCGTGGTCCGTGGACCATCAGTCGGCATCTCACTGCGCATGATCGACGGTCCACCGGCGGGTTGTAACTGAGGCGGGAAGAACCCTTCGTTGTTCAACCGGCGCACGTAACTCGCAATGCCAGACTTCAACTCAGGAAGCAGCGTTGCACCCTTGGCGTACAAGAAACCAGGGGCCAAAAGACGACCAGCCATCTCAGGACGAAGCTCACCTTCTTCGTCCAAGAAATCATCGGACAACTCGACGCCGGCCTTCGCTGCAAGGCCCACGGCACCGTATTCCTTCTGGAACTCATCTACGGCCTGACGGAACTTGGGGTCCGCTGCATACTGCATGGACATCGGTCCGCCGCCGAACTGCGCTACCATAGGCGTCAAATCGCCCAGTAACCCCGGAATACCAAAGACTTCTTCCTTTACTAGGCCACCAGCCATCTCAGACAGGCGCGCACCGGTGCCCTCAGATGCCTCTGCAAGGTTCTCCAACCGGCGTTTCAGGCCAGTGGTGAACTCATCACGAAGATCTTGAGGGGTTTTGTCGATGTCGCGTTTAGCCATCAGTAATACTCGCGTTTCCTGCCGGGGAGCATGTCCTCTAGCTCCTCACCCTGCAAACTGATAAAACCACCCTGACGGAAGCGCATCAAGGCCATAGTCATACTATCACAGAAATCGTCATGTTCGCCATTTGGAAAGGAGGCTACCTCCTCAATCACCTCCTCCGCGAACTTCTGCGCGGCAGGATACCAAACTTTTCCTGATTCGAATATCGGAGAGGCCATATGCATGCGCGTGGTCTTGTCGATTCCGCCACCACCCCTCTTTCGACCGGGGGCGAAGGTCACCACAGGGAGGTTCAGTAACCTCATCTCATCTGCCAAGGGCATACCAGTCGCCTTGGCCTCGATGAGCATCATATCTGGATCCCAATACTCGTTTTCTTCCTGCGCGATCTGCTTTAGCTCGGGGAAGTTCCACCGACCACGCTTCGCATCCAGCAAAATCAGGTGCTGATCGCCGTTTCCGTGCGGCTCAAACACGCCCCACGTCGTAATAGCAGAAAAGTCAGCCGTTTCCTTCTTACTATACGCCGTATCGTAGGACTGAATGATGTAATCTAGCTGCGGAATCTCCTCTTCTTCCCACTCGTTCCACCATTCACGCTTGATAACAGCCGTTTCTTCGGATGTGGGGTTCTGCTGCCACTGTGCGTTCCACTTTCCGAGCGAAAGTGACGCCTTGACCTTCAGAAGCTCCTCTTTTTTCCAAAATTCGGGCCAGAGTGGTTCCCCCGACGGCATGATTGCAGGGAATTCTACCACCTCCCACTGGTCAGCCATCATGTCAGCGGCTTGCGAGGTCAGTAACCGGCCCGTCAAGTCCTTCTTCGACCATCTTGTTTGGACAATAATAATGGAACCACCCGGTTGGAGACGCTGACGCGGGCCAGATGTGTACCATTCGTACGTATTATCATAGGCAGACGCTGATAATGCGTCCTGCTCCGAGTGCGGATCGTCAATAATCAGCAAATCTGCACCACGACCGGTCATTGCAGCGCCCACCCCCGCTGCAAAATATTCCCCGCCCGCGCTGGTCTCCCACCGACCGGCTGCTTGGCTGTCCTCTTTAAGGTCAGTATCGGGAAAGATCTCGTGATAGACCGGGTCCGCGATCAGATCCCTGACCTTACGACCAAATCTTACAGCAAGTTCGGTGTTCATTGTAGCCTGGATGATCTTGAGCTTCGGATTCCGGCCCAAAAACCAGCTAGGCATGAGATACGAAGCAAACTCTGACTTCGAATGTCGCGGCGGCATGTTCACGATTAGCCGCTTCAACTCGCCAGAAGCGATCCGCTCCAGCTTTTCAGCAATGATTTTGTGGTGACGGCCAACGATGAAGCCTTCGTATACGTGCTGGACGTATGCCATGAAGTCTTCTTGGGCTAGTTCACGGGTTTCCAGGCGCCTGCGCTGTTCTTCCAGCAGCAGGACTTCCTGTAACACCTCTTTAGGGAGAGCATCTAGGTTCATGACCGAACGATATTATAGCCAAACGAATTTATCAAACTCTGTATTACACAGACTATACCGCACTACACCCCGTCAAATATGGGGGGAGGGGGTCATAGAACAAAAGCTAATCTGCCAAACAGCCCCAGTAACCCCGTAAGTTCGAGGAACGTGTTGCTCCCACCCTCCCCCCCAGCGTGCGCGGGGTCGGGGCGGAGTCAACAAATCTTTGATCTTTTTTGGGCTTATCAAGGGCTGGGATATTTGCTAGCTTGAGATACCCATATGAAAAGGAGGAAAAAAAATAAAAAAGGTAAAACCCAATCTGGACTGTGAGAATTGTTGGCTGATCGTCAACGAGTTCGATGGCGACTATGCCTGTGACGAGTGCGTCGAGGACGCGAAGGAAGAGGAGAACGACGAATGAAGTATCTAGATCTCATTGCCAAAGCTCTGGGTGTCACGGTCATCAAGACCAGTTCATGGGGCTACTCCGGCTACAAGATCAGCGGCATCGGAGTTGCCGATGTGTTTGTCGGCTCCCTCGATGAGGTGGCTGAACGATTGGCAAAGGTGATCGAGCACCGGCAACAGCGGCTCGATAAGCTGAAGCGCCAAGAAGAAGTAGCCGCCATGATAATCGGGCAGAAAGAAGCGGCAGAATGACAGAGAGGAGGCGGCTGCGGTCGCCTCTTCCTTATTTATTGATGGTTATCTTTTCTACTCAGAGCGCAGAGCGCAGGCCGCAAGGGATCGAGGAACGTGTTGCACCTCCCTTCGGTCGGAGCCTGCCGCGCCTCCAAGCCCTGTCAACAAATTTATTTACTTTTTTTGTTAAAAAAATTCTTGGGCTGGTCGCTTTAATGGGCTAGTCTCGGAGTATGGGAATTATCCCATTGTTGAAGCCATCAACTAGAGGAGAAAACAGATGATGGAAAAGGATCTTGAAAAGCAGTCAAAGGCCATCGATGGCATGCTCGTGCTCTATCGGTATATCCGCGATCAGGGCAACCCGCTTGCGCCGCTGACCGCGCTCAACGATGTCGCGGCATGGTCGAACGATATGATCAGCCAGCAGAACGACGGCGTGAGTGTCGTCCACCCGCGCCAGGGCATGAGGAAAGTGTCCGAGGCAAAGGTCATCAAGGCCATCGATCTTCTGTCCAAGGAATGGCTGTCCATGCAACAGCTTGCTAACCGCGTCAACCTGAGTAAGAGCAGTGTGATGACTGCCCTGATGCCAGCCGTGCGGAAGCGCGCTGTAGTGTCCCGCCAGCGGATGGGCAAGATGGCCAAGACCAAGTATCGTGTAACACAAATCGGATAGGTCGCCGGCGATGGCTCGGCCCGCGCTGGATCGGCGACCTCGATCCTCCACAGCGCGGGCCATTTTTTTCCGTGTTTTTTTATTCTTCTACTTTGCGCGAAGTGCGCAGGCCGCAGAGCGCAAGGCCCAAGGGCACGAGGAACGTGTTGCACCCACCCTCCCCCCCAGCGTACGGCCGAGGTCGCAGATGCCAAGTCTGTTACTGAAAAAAGATTTTGTTAAAATGAAGCCATCGTTAACCAACTTGGAGTAATCGACATGACTACGAAGTTTTTTGTAAACGGCTACAACACATGTGAACATCGCGATGAGAACGGCAACAAAGAATACACATGGTACGAGCACGACGCGCGTGGGTATCCGCTCGGCGGTCGCATGTGCCACCTGTGTATGGACGAAGTCGAGGCGGACAATCGCAGGCGATACCGCGAAGATGTGTTCACCGATTCAAACTACTGGCACGATGAGGATCTAGAGCCAGAGGCGGGGATCGGGCGCGATGAGTTCAGTGGATACTAGGAGCACAAACGGCGGGCCATCGGCCCGCCGTTTTTCCGTGCCCGCGTCCGTGGGACAGCCAAGGGGCGCAGGCCGCAGAGCGCAAGGCCCGCCAGTGGATCATGGCCCGCGAAACACGGTTTTTTTGACAGCGACGGCGCGCAGGCAAGGCCCGCAAATGAAAATAGAACGGCCTGCCACGGCACACGGTGCAAGAAAAACCGAAACGGAACCCCGCAGAATTCCAATAAATCCGAGGAAATAGCAGGGAATCCCATTTCTGCAAATTGGTTTTTTATTGTGCGGGCTGGGATTCTTTGCAATACTGTTTTGACAACCCATAAACGAGGAACAAACGAAATGGAAATGGCAACCCGATACAAAAAAAGCCGCCGCGCGATGGCGGGTTATTCGTTCAAGGCACTAAAGCCGGTCACCAATAAGAAGCTACTAAAAGAGGTCATAAAAGGCCGGTTTAAAGGTTACCGCGTCCACACTCTGACACTGGAAGAACGCGCGACATGTCCCGCGACATGTCACCATCTGGCGACATGCTACGGAAACAACATGCCATTTGCGCACCGGCTGGAACATGGGCCGGAATTGATCGCGAAAATCGACAGCGAATTGAAAGCGCGGCATGACAAGCTGACACTGGTTCGCCTGCATGTGCTCGGTGATTTTTGGTCGGTCGAGTACGTCGAACAATGGGGCCGGTGGCTTGATGATCATCCGAATCTGGCGGCATGGGGGTACACGCATAACTGGCCCGACAGCATCATCCCGCTAGAGCGCGAGATCGGCCAAGCTATTCAGCGCGTGAAAGCGCGGCATCCTGACAGATTCCGGATTCGCTGGTCGGATCGTCCCGATCTGCCCGACAGCGCGAACAGCGAAGAACTGGCGCAACCTGTAAAAGGTGAAAGTCTGATCTGTCCTGAACAGGAAGGCCGCACCGGCGGGTGCGGGGATTGCGTCCTGTGCTGGGAACAGCCAAGCCGAAACATCATTTTCAAAACGCATTAAGAGGCGGCGGCGCTCCTTTGGGGCGCCGTCTTTTTGGTATGCCCAAAGTTTCTAAAGCCGCAGATCGCAAGGCCGCAGGGATATCGGCCAGCGCAGACGCGCAGACAGGTTCCGGCCATTTGTCGCGCGGCCCGCAGATCGCAAGGCAATCCTCAGACCGATACAGGAGCGCAATCTTTGCCCCCTCTTCACGCAACAGAAAGAACGATGCCCCGCCGCATCGGTTGTGCGACAGGTGCCAAGCTATTTGCGACTCGGCAATCCGAACACGGTTCTTCTTTATGACCTTGAGTTCAAGCCAGCACGGCACACCATCGATGACCAGATATACATCTGGCATGCCAGTGCCTGTGCGGTTTTCAATTCTGTTCCAGTGGGATTTCTTCGGCAGGTGCTGTTTGAATGATTTCCAGAGATTTTGTTCCGGCTGGGGCATGTTCGATCACTTCACCTTCGATAAAGGCCGCAGGGTGGCTTTTCCGAATCTCGGCCAGCCGCGCGACGATCTCCTCGCGGGACAGTTTGTCAAGCTGGTGGGTGTGGTTCTGTTCGCGCCTGTCGATGGTCAGGCCACCAAGCGCAGACCTGATCTTCTCGGCGTTGATCGCCGCAGAGAATTGGCCCGACTCTTCGGCCCCGCGCGACAGTTCATCAAGCCGCTTCAACTGACCGAGGAGGGTGACGCCGTACCGCCGTTCCTTTTCTTCGCGCAGTTCTTTTATGAGTTGGACGACATGAGGGTAGTCGCGGCCATTCAGAAACAGGCTGGCAGTCTTCGCCGCCTGCCCCTCGGCATACCCAGCCTTTCGGGCGCACTCGGCATTCGAATACAACCCCTCGACAATATATCGGGCAAACTCGCGCTGGCGGTTAGTCAAACCAGCGGGACGCCCAGCAGATCGTTTGGTCTCTTCCATGCCCCCATTATAGTTTCTGTCATAATTTTTAAA